AGTCATCTCAACCATCCTGTGTGTTGGCGTGGCTAGCGTGGCTGGATGCGGGTTGAGTCTGTCCCGGTGAAAGGGCGGCAATGCCGCAAGAAAACACCTCCGCGGCTATATAAATTAAGAGGTTTTGGGATTAGCAGCAAGGTTGGATGTCACCAACACAATTCGACAAACCTTGCTGTATCAGTATTTTAACGTGTCCTAACAGTCCGGAAGGAGGAAGGGTAGGTCGAAACTACCCCCCCTACTGAGACCTTTTACCGTTAACAGTTCTAACCATTTGTTGATGAGCTAAAACGTTATAGTTTCGTAACGCCCCCCGTTGATAGACTCGTATTCTGTGAAAGGTACAAGTTCAACGGCAGACGTTATAGGAACTATCTACGTGCAGTAGCGAACCTGGAGCAGATGGAAAGAGCTGGTAAGGTCGACTTACAAAGGTTGTCCCGCCTGAGTAATTTCGTAAAGGTCGAGAAAGTGTTAGGAGACAAACTCGCCAAGGCACCACGGAACATTAGTCCAAGAACTCCTGAGTTTAACGTCCTTTTAGGATGTTATATAGCTCACTTGGAGAAGGCTATGTTTCGCATTCTTGAACGTGTCTGCGGTTTCCCAGTTGTATTTAAAGGTATGAACGCATTAAAACAAGGAGAGGTGATGAGACACCATTGGGAGCAATTTGTTGATCCAGTAGCCATTGATTTGGATGCTAGTAGGTTTGATTAGCATTAACATATTGCCTCCCTCAAAGTCGAACACTAACAATGGTTACGAATGGTGCCAAAAGAATATAGGCATGATTTGAAATAGTTGTTGGATTGTTAGCTCCTAAACAGGGGATCAGCAGTCTTTCCTTAAGAAGGACTGAGGGTCAAATACGAAGTTGAAGGTACACGAGCGTCTGGAGATATGAACACTTCAAGTGGTAACTGTTTTACTATGGTTGGCCTGATATATTCATACATGCATAACAGATGTAAGTGGAGGTTGGCCAACAATGGCGATGATTGCGTCTTGATTATTGAACGCAAAGACCTTCCTCTCATCAGCGACTTAGTATCCTGGTTTGATGCTATGGGCTATACTATGGAATCGGAAGGTGTGGTCGACTAGTTTGAACACATCAATTTCTGTTAGACCAAACCAGTTTGGACCCCGAATGGATATAAGATGGTGCGGAATCCTGCATCAGCAATCGCCAAGGACATACACAGTAGGTGTGACTTGTCACGCCGTGATGTGTTTGATCTGTGGTGTTCTTGTGTCCATAAAGGAGGCCTTGCTCTAGCTGGCGATATTCCTGTATATAGCAAATTTTACTAAGCCTTTCCAAACACATACAGCTCCGCAAACGATTAAGAAATCGCTCCAACAATTGAATCTGGGTTCTACATGCTTTCAAAAGGAATGACTCATACTGTTACCGACGTACATCCCCGGACTAGGTACAGTTTCTGGAAAGCGTTTGGAATTACCCCGTTGGAGTAGATGGTACTTGAGGACCATTTTAGCAAGGTCCAAGTTAGGTTTGGAGAGCCTAGTTTTGGTGAGTTCCACGAGGGATGCGCTTATGATGACCTACTCGGGGCTTGAAAATTATTTTAAATTTATTATCATTAATTATTAACAATGAAGACAAAGAACTAAAACAAAAGTAAAGAGAATAAGAGTGATGTTGCCCCGGTGAACACCTTCCGACGGGCTCAAAATTCGGGTGCTACCCTAACAGGGACTGATTAACGTTGTCTGGTTAAACATACTGAAATGATCCGGTTTTTCTCCGCGGCTTCCAGTTCAGATGATGTGCAAATTTTCAAGACCACAGCCAACCCCGGAAATCAAGTTGATTTCCCTTGGCTTAGTTAGATAGCATCCAGATTTGAGAAATATAAATTCAAGAAGCTTACATATAGATTAGTGTCGTATTTACCAACTACCTCAGCAGGAAACATGGGCATGTATTTTGATTATGATCCGGTTGACTCTTACCCTGTAAGTGAAACCGAGTTCTTTTCAAACTACAAAGCACAAGTTTCCTCCTCCTGGGGTAATATGAGTTGTGTGGTAAAACCGCCCGCTGTCGAATTTTTCGTCAGGAGCGAAGGGGAGAGTGGACAGGCTGCCAAGTGGTACGATACCGGCGCTTTGTTTTACTTTCTTCGCTCTAGCGTGGCTGGCGAAGCGGCTGTATTTGTTGATTACGAGGTAGAGCTTATGAAACCACAAGGCGTCCGTCGTCTGCGAGCGACGAGCGGAACAGCCGTGTGGACTAACCTTACTGGTGGCTAGTTTCCTGATATCAAGCCGCAACTCAACACGGGGTTGCTTGTGGATTCACAGGGTAAAATAGCTGTCCCAGAGGCAGGTTGGTATAGGGCTACAGTCGTAACTAATTCCACAACACAAGGTGATCGTATTACCAATGTGTTGGGAAATGTTGTGAAAAGCGGACCCATCTTCCATGAAGATGTTGGCCCACCCTTTTTCCCATTGAGCAACCAAGTATTTTACATTTACAAAGGGCCTACGCAAGTCAATGTCTATGAGCACGCTTTCACACTCCAAGTTGGTAACTTTAAAACTGATGGTTATCTAGATGGTGGGCCTTCTCCAGTTTCGATTGAATTAGAATATTTACGTAATGTAGAAGAGTAGGACTTATGAGCGCTCTCGTGGCGTGTTGGATTCTAGATGGTGTTCCAGATGGCACCGGCTAGTCTTAATGCTACATCTGGGTGTGATGAGTGCCAGGTTAGAACTGTTGGAGTTGTGCGATCATGCTTGTCAGTCAGCATTACTTAGGGCTTCCACCTCTAGATTCTATCAGGTGTGGACTGTCCGTCAGGATGTGTTGCACTGTATGGTTTAACTTTCAACAGTGGAAGTCATCACCTCTGCGGGGGCATATAATACCGCATGTGGGTGGCTAGCC